GTCTTTTGCTTGGCCGGGTAGTCTTCGCTCGTGTCGTAGGCGCCGATGGTCGGCGGCACGTCGACGGTGCGATCGGCGTGATCGACGGGCGCGGGGGGCGCGAGCTTCGAAGGGTCGGCCATGGCCCCGCAAGACTAGCTCACGGGCTCAGGATAATCAGCTCCCTTGCGGTAGGATCTCCTTTTCGATTCGTTCCCGCACACGCGCGGTCGCGTTTGGGTCGAGTCGCCACATCGGCGGAACGGGCTCCGGTGACGGTTCGTACGTGACCACCGTCGTGTCATCGCTCCACTTGCCGTTCGACACCACGAGCCCATTGGGGACGGGCATCCCCCGCGCCGGGCGGGACATGCTTCCTGAAGCGCAGTCGAGCACCTTCCCCTTCGAGATACAGACCAGATGGCTCAAGTAGCCATCCATGTCGGGGTTCTGGTTCGTGATCCCTACCGACCATGCGTAGTGCGGCATGGGGTCGTAGTACCCGTCCGCGCGCCGGCTCACCCACTCGACGAAAGGCCAGTTCATCGCGATGACGTTCATGCTCGCAAGGCGCGCGGGTATCCCTTGGGCGCGCAAGACTTCTTGGCAGTGGTACGCGGCGGGAATGCACACGTCTTTGCGCCCGTACTCCGCGAACACGATCTTGGGGAGTCGAGTCACAAGGCGCGCGAATAGTTCGGAGCGCTTCACCCCTCAAGTATACCATACATCGTATACGATTACAAACGCCTGCAAAACGCTGGTCTATACGGTCGATTTGACACTCTAGCCGATGCACCGTACTCTTTAGGTGAAGGGATTAGAGACCATGACTGACACCACCGAAATGCGAGGCCGACTTCACACTCCCGCGTTTGCAAAAGCGTACGCGCTTGCGGGCAACGCGACGTTCACCGTGCTCAACCCGGAGACCGGCAATCGCTTCACGTACAAGATCAAGCGCAAGGAAGTCGAAGAGGATAAGGAACTCTTTTTCGTCGGCTTGCTGAGCGGACCGGACAATGATTCAGACTACTCGTTTCTCGGAACGATCTTCGACGCTGAAAAGTTCGTGCACGGGCGCAAGAGCCGGATCACTGAAGATGCGCCGAGCGCGCGCGCCTTCCGATGGATTTGGAAGCGGTTCCAAACAGACACGGATTTCGCACCGGCAGAGTTTTGGCACGAGGGGCGTTGCGGTCGTTGCGGTCGTAAGCTCACGGTGCCGGAGAGCATCGAACGCGGGCTTGGCCCCGTGTGCGCAGGATGGGGGCAAGCATGAGAGTCAAAGTCGCGGGACATACGATCATCTGGACACGCGGCCCCGCTGCGCCACTCGAAGGGAGCCCGTTGCCGGTCTTCTGGCAAGACGTGGTAGTGGTCGACGATGAGACGGAAAATATCGTCGGCATCTTCCGAGATAAGAAGGTGCCCGAAGGGCTACTCGATGAAGGGCTCGACCGAATCATCGATTACTACGATTCCGTGGGCGATGCAGAGCCTTGCGGCGATCCCGACTGCCCCAACTGCGGCGGTGCCGCCGCCGCGACTGATCCCTCGCTGAACTAGGGCGCACTTGACAAGTCTCTACGGTCCGTCGAATATGACGGATCGTAGCCTACAACCGATAACCCCGAAGGGAACCCCCGATGCCCAAGAAGGCAGCTAAGAAGAGCGTCCCCCGACGCAAGTTCACCCCCGCGCAAAAACAGAAGTACGTCGCCGAAGCGGAGCGCACATCCGTGCCCGCCACTGCCGCGAAGCATAAGCTCAGCGATGCGCTTCTCTACAAGTGGAAGAAGCAACTCGCATCCGCGGCGGCACCCCCAGCCAGCGCACCCAAGCCGCGCAAGCGGCGCAAGACGCGCACGCGAAGCACCAAGCTCGTGGAGTACGCGAAGACGAACCATCTTGAGGCTGAAAATCAACAGCTTCGAAACATGGTGGTCGACCAGCTCTTGATTATCAAAGAGCTACAGAACCGTTCTTGAATCGCCAAGCGCTAGGTGGTTCGCTAGGAAGATGTGCGGATCGTCGTCCACTTCTACGGCGTACATGAGCGCTCGCGCGATCGGCTCTGCATCCACCGCGTCAACTTTGGCGTGGTGGTAGTGCAGCGCATTGGGAATCTCCAAGCCGAGCTTGCTGAGCCAGTTGAGCGCATTCGGTCGGCGGAGTGCCGTGCTTTGCGTTTCGATGCGCGTGATACATCGGCGGTCGAGCCCGCTTAGCTCTGCGAACGCCGGGCTCACCATGCACGCGCGGACAATCGATTGCGATGTAGACACGGGCAGCACATCCCAACGGTCTTCATGGCCGGGTGCGCGCTCGTGCTCGCGCGGGGGCTCTTCTCGGAGCGAGCCGATTTGTGCGGTGTAGCTCCCTACATCGGAGACCCGAATCTTGTGCACGGTCCAATCCCCCTGCTTTTCATGGGCCGCGATACCCACACTCCAAAGGCATCGGAGCGCGGACTGCCGTAGCTCCGGGGGATGCAGGTAGAGCACGGGGGCGTTGTACGTCGTGTCCCAACGACTCGCGCCCGCGAAGAGCCCCGCAAGCAAGGCTTCACGAATCCACGCTGGGCCTTGGAAAAAGCGGTTCGGAATGGTCTGCACTTCGGCGCTCGACCGGAACCCCAGCTCGCGCAGCCATTGCTGAAAGCCCCGATCCCAGATCGAAAGCATGGCGTGCTCTGCTTCGGTGCGCATGACCGGGATCTCGTAGCGCTCGCACGTGGCTTCGAACGTATCGAGTAGGGGCTCATCGAATAGGTTGTGCGCGAAGACCCGGAACGACTCTTTGCGGAGCGTCTGATCGGGGAAGTACCCGCCCCCGAGCGCGTACCCCAGCATGTGCCAAATGCCCGGATCTTCGAGTAGGGCGCGGGTGGGCGCCCATCCGCGGAAGTCGAGCCCTTCGAAGAACGTCGACCCATTCAAGGCCGTATCCTCGCGTCGGTAGCCCACGAGCACGCGGTCGCCTGCTTTGATGGCCTGTTGCTCGCGCCACAAGGGGGCTCCGAGCGCGCTCTCTGAGGGGACGACCGCTAGGGGCTGGTCGGGGCTCACGAGCACACAAAGCCCGTTGGCGAGCGCCAAACGGGCCACGGGCTGGACCCCCGCACCGCGGACCCGCGCGGGCACGTATTGTTGCCCCGTCCAGATTTCGAACGGGACGGCCGTAAGCGATTCGATGGGGGCGAGCCCCCGAGACGTGGTGATCAGGGTGCCGGGGCAAAGCGCCATGCGGCGTTTATACGGCAAGCCGCCAAGTTTAGCGACGTTCTAACCGACGCGAATGCCGAAAATCTTGGGCAGCACACCGAACACGGAAAGAAGCCAAAGCACGACCGCGATGACCACGACGGCGTTCAGGATCTTCTTGATCTTGGCGTCCATGGGGATGTAGCTGTTGACGAGCCACAAGAGCACGCCGACCACGATGAGCACGACCACGAGATTCACGAGTGACATGGCCGAAGCGTGCGCGGTTTTCGCGCGCTACGTCAAGCCCAGGTCATCTTGAGACCCCGATACCATTGCTTGTACATCGGGATCGCGGCCTTGATCTCTTTCAGGTAGTTGCCGACGCGCGCGCCATAACCGGAGTTGTGCACGGCGACTCCGTACGCGAAGAATAGATGGCGATCGTTGGCGACCTTGATATCGAACATGGGCTCGCGGCCATGCGTGGTCCACGCTTCGATGACTTGCGCGGTGGGATAATCCGCTTCGCGCGCTTCGCGATCGCTGGGTCGGGTCAGCACGGTGTCGCCGGGCTGAAGATCCCGCTGCGCCTTCCACGAGCCCAGCCCCGCGTCATCGATCACGCGGAATAGATGATCCGGGCTCGTCACGATGCGCACTTCATTCGTGAGCTGGGTCGCTGCGATCTCGCGCTCGCCCGTGGTGACCGCTTCGGCGTCGTACCACGCTTCCCCGTCCCAAATGCGGAACGTCTTGTCGACCAGCTCTTGGATCGGGATTTCGCCCCCGTCCGTGTAGATGGGCGTGTCTCCACGCAAACAGTTTGTCGCGCTCGACGTGGTGCCCACGGACTGACTTAGGCCGTCCATGCTTAGGCTAATGTTCGCGATGCCCGCGCCCGCGATGAGATCGCCAAAGATATGGAACGGGCCAATGCTCGCCATCATGCCGATCAAATTGATGATATCAGCGGGGATCTTGCCGTCTTCGAAACCCGCCGTGTAGCTCACTTCGAAAAGATGCGGAAGGTAGTCGAGCCCGTTGTAGATGGCCGGCAAGAACGAGCCGCCTTGGCCGACAAGGATCTCGCTGAGCGTGCCGCTCGTTGGCACGATTTGGATGTGCCCTTCGAGCTTGTTCAACCGAATCCATTCGTTGGGGAAAATGATGACGTTCTGCCCCGAAGGGTACTGCACGCGGAACTCATCGATGCTGATCACCGGAGTGTTATCCAAGTGCAGAAAGTTGAACGAATGATAGTCGCCCCGGTAGTAGTCGTGCTTTTCGACAAACGTGGTCGGCAAGAGCGGGATATCGACTTGCTTTTCGAAGCCGCGGATCGCCGCCATGATGTACGAAAGGTACACGCCGTCTTCGAGCGGTTCCCCCTGATCATTGGTGAGATCCAAGCCGAACATGTAGCGGCTCTTGAGCTGTTCGATCGTCAGAATATTGCGTACAGCCAAGCCCGCGCCGAGCATGGCGGGGCTGGGGTCCGTACACGCTTTCTCCCCTTTGATCGTGCCGACGTAGCGTGTGCGGTAGAGGTAGCTGGGATCGCCGCAGCGGTCGAAGAACTCGTAGACAAACTGATCGGCCTTGAGTACGGGGCGCTCTGAGGGGAGTGAAATCTCTTCGTACGTGAGCCCCTGATCGGTGCTGCGTTCCACCGACAAACGCTCGTAGCCGGCATCGATGGCCACGGCGATCTGCGGGTCGTTCGTGGTGACGCGGATGACGTTGCCTTGCGCGCGCGTGTCGACGCCGCTGTTCTCCGCCATATCGATTGGATTTACTTGGCCCATGGTCCCCCTGCGATCATTCTGGCGTATCGTCTTTCAAAAGTGCAGCGCCGCTTTCCATGTCGTCCCACATCTGAAAATACTCAGCGAGGATCAAGGGGATCAAGTCCTTCACGAAGAGCTTTTGCTTGTCCGCTTCCGCAGCGAGTCGCAGCTCAATATCCTCCGGCAATTCAACCGTGTGCCGCATTCACTTCCTTTTCTTGATGTAAAGGCGCTTTTCGATGGTCCAAAGCCGGTCCCCGTGCTCCTTGTCTGTGTTCAGCATGCTCTTCAGCGTGTCCTGATCCACGCCGTGGTCTTGGCGTATGTGGGATTCGATTTGCTGCTTCAACAATGCTTGATCCCGAGCTTCCTGGTCTTTGGCACGGCAGTCCTGAACGAAAAGTCCGATCACGGTGGTGAGTAAGGCAAGCCCGAGCACTTGAAAGACACGCACTTGCGCGCGTAGCTCTTCGAGCTTCTTGAGTCGGTCACCGTGGTCTTCCAACTCTTGACCCATATCGACTTTGCGATATGGGCGAATGCTCGTCTTTGGGTCACCGCGCACTTACTCCGTAGGCGCCACCGCAAAAGGCTCCCCCTGATCCACGGGGCGTTCGAACGGTGCGGGTTCGGCATCGATGAGCGCCCACAAGGCCGCTTCGTAAGCCGCCCATGCTTCGGCCAACGTAGCGTCCCCCTTGTAGTTGGCCCGGCGGCGGCGAACGGCTTGGAAGTCTCCGTCCCCGTCTGTGTAGCCGTCTGCGAACAGCACACTCACGATCCCCTCATTCGGTTGAATTTGCACGCGTAGGATCTCTTGCTGATCCAGCGTCACGCTCACTTTGCGATTGGGGTCGGCGATCGGCTTGGGCTTGGGCTTGGGCTGCGCCTTTCGTGCCTCCCTGATTTCGACAACCGGAGCCTGCTTTTTCCTTTTGCGTGGCATTAGCGTAGATCCCTTGAGACCTTGGTGATCTGCACGACGGGCGTGCCCCCGTCTCCGTAGAAGGAAAGACCGTTGTCGCGATCGCCCCGCACCATGATGGTCATGATCGGAAGGTTTAGGAGCCCAAGATCGGTGTGCCCCACGAACTGCGTCGAGAGCGGTGCGTTCGTCGCGGTCACGTCATCGAACGGCCCCTGGACCGCCCAAAGGTCGCCGCCCCCATACGCCACCACGCGGATCTCGTACCGACCCGGCGTCAGCGCTTCGTCCAGCTCGACCGTCCCCCCCGAAGGGCACGTGACCTGAACAGAGTTGCCTAGCGTCTCCGCGTAGTAGTAGCGGAGATCGTCTGCATGCGCGGCCATTACTCCCCCTCATCCTCGAAAAGCGCTTCTTCGAGTGCGGCCTTGATCTCGTCTTTGCGCGCGTGCGCGTCCACGTCGACCCCGTACTCCGCGGCCGTGGCAACAAGCTCCGCCTTCGTCATGGCGTCGAGATCGGGGCCTTCGGGCGCGTCATCCCCCTCGTCGTCCCCCGCAGTGGCCGTTGCGGGCTCTTCTGGGGCCGTCTCAGGCTCTTCTGGGGCTGGGGCGGGCGCTGGGGCCTTGGAAGGCTCTGGGGCCGCTCCGCTCAAGGGAGTGCCCTTTTTGACCTTGCCCCACCCCGGCGTGCTCAGAAGGAACTCAGCATCCTTGTCGGGCACGTCGAAAACACCGTTCTCGTCCCCCGTCACGGTGCCGTCGCCGTATCGCAAGCCCAGCGTGGCGCCTGCCATGTTCTCGTTCTTGATCTTCATGGTGTCCTCTCTCACACAACCGGCCGGGCGTGTAAATCTTTCAATTGACTAGATGGGCGCGGATTTCGCCAAATTTACGATCACTTTTTTACAGTAAGATTGAAAAAGCGGGCGAGCTTTGTGTTGCCCGCCCGCTTAGTCAGTCGCATATTTCTGCCTGTTTTCAGCTAGTTAGCTCAGAGCGAACCAGCCTCGCGGCCAATGTTCTTGACCACGATGTTTCGTGCGGGAGTATACAATTTTATCGCACCATATACTACCTGCGCCCACCTTATGCTCGTATCGATGGTGGCGAGGGGCACGCGGGTCATCGGCAAGAGCTGAGCCCATGACATTGACCGCTGGTTTTGCTGCAACACGAAGCCCTTGGTGGTCCCCGGAATGTCATCGTTGTTATCCGTAATGACCTGGGTTGCACCCGTGCGCGCGACGCGCGTCATGAGCTTGGCCGTGGAAGCGGCGCCACCCGCGTCGCTACGATAAATCTCGTAGAACGTGGTGCCCTGACCGCCATCGCCCACCGTGAAGGTGACCGAATCGCCCGCCGCGACGGCGACCGAAGCCGAATCAAGCGAGGGGCTGAGCCCGTACTTGTTGCCGGCGACGACCGTGTAGATGTACGTGCCCGCGTCCGCGACCACGAACTGTGAAGCGGCCGAAGCACCCGCGGCCGGAGCCACGGTGATCGTCGGCACGAGCGGTGCCTTCGATGAATCGCCAAGGCCACCCGCCAACGCGGATTGCTCATCCTCGAAGAACACGTGGTCGTGGAGATTGATCTTGCCGTGCTGCCCCTGGAAGGCCGTGACGGTGGTGCCGAGCGTGCCCGGTGCCGGCGCCAGCGCGAACCGCTGACGGTCGTAGACCTGCTTCGCGAGATCCGAGAAGGCTCCGGCGCTGAAGTACGCGTCGGTGGCCATCCCGTAGTTCTGGCGAATCTGCAAGAGCATGTCGTTCATGGCGTTCTCCGTGAGGGGAGCCCCACGAAGGTCGATCACGTTATCGGGAGCGCCATCGGTGATCAGCTTCTCCAAGCCGTCCAACTGCTCAGGGATGAGATCGCTGTTCCCAAAGAACAGAGCATTCTCAAGGTTCTTGAGAAGATCCATCGTCTTGTTCATGGTTTCGAGCGCGATCACGTTGCCATGGGCAGCGCGGATCGTGTTCGCCACATGTGTGACCCTGCCCACAACGCCGAGGTACTTTGTGAGAACGGTCACACGTTCGTACGTCGAATCTTCCTCTTCAGGAAGGGCGCCCTCGCTCATCCAACCCATATTGAACCGGCGACTGCCCGAGCGGCTGTAGCTGATTAATCGGTTGAATTCCTCGACTGTATTCGTCGCAGGAACCTTGGCGATGCTGCGGAAGAGCTTGATCTCCGACATTTCGAAGGTCAAATTCTTGAGCTGCGCTTCGAGTGATTCCGTCCTCAACGGAAAACCGACACCGGGCGCAACGCCTGGGTCGTTCACGTCGCTGCCAGCCACAAGGGCCTTGCGAAGCTCTGCTAGTTCATCCGGCGACGATGTGCCCCAACCGCCGTAATCGCGGTAGTCTCGCGCCGAAACAAATGATCCTACACTCATGTTGTTTTTCCTTTGTTCTTTCTAGGCGCGTTAGGCGTACTGCCGAGCCGCGTCCGCCTCATTTGGATGGGTTTGCAGGAAGTTCTTCACGGCGCCGATGGTCTTCTCATCGATGACGTTGCCCCCCTCGAACAGCCCGACTAGTTCGGACGTGCGGTGACCGTTGATCTCGCTCATGCCCTTTTCCAAGTTCATGTACGTGAGGGTCGAAAGAATCTCGCTCTTGCGAAGCTCCCCGCCCCCCTGGCCAAGCTCGCCCGGAAGTGCCTTGTGAAGCGGCTGCGCGCCGGAGAGCTGGGTGGCTCCCTTCTGCGGTGCCGGTGTGCGCTCGACTAGATTCAAGCGCTCGCCGAGAGCCTGAATCACGCCGGTCTGGCTCTTGAGCAAGCCACCGATTTGGTGAAGTGCCGCAGCGAGCTTCTGATTGACGTGGTTTTGCTGACCCTCGAAGGCGCCCGCGCTCTTGCGAATCGCGTCGAGCTGATCGGCTGTGCGGGCCGTCAGCGCCTCAAGGAATGGCGAAACGTCGATGGTGTCGGAGAGATCCGGGTCTTCCCGGTACGTGTCCATCGACTTCTGGAAAGACGAGCCGAAGCTCTTGTACGACTCTTCCTCTTCCTCTTCGTCGTCGTCTTCCTCTTCCTCTTCCTCGTCCTTGCTCATGAAGGCCGCGAAAGCATTGATGACGTTGGCGGGAATGCCCGCCGCGCTCATCTTGGCGACCATGAGGGTATCGATCCCGCCCACGTCGCCGTCTCCGGCGAGGGTGCCCGCCGTGGTGCCTGTCTCATCGACGTGGCCGCCTGTTTCGACTGAATTGGAACCCTTGCCTGAGTGAGTTGCCCCCTTGCTCAGACTCGTGGCGTCGGCCGCCTTCAGAAGCTCATCGAGAGCTTTCCCAAGGCCGTCATCCGTTACCTGCGGTCCCGATGTTTGTTCATCCGGCATGTTCACTATCCTCCGTTTCGGCGTGCCACTTCATCGCGTACGCCACGATTTTCTCTGCTAGCGCGCCGTCCAGGTTTGGCCGGATTGCGCGGAGTCGTTCGATTGCTTCGCTCTTCGTAAGGAGCTTCTTTTTCTTTTTCTTCTTCTTGCCGCCTTCGAGACTTTCGGTTCGAAGGGGGAAGCCTTCACCGGGCGCGGTGCCGGGGTTGCTCACGGCGCTCCCCGCACTCAGGCTCTTGGCGAGCACATCGAGCCCGGTATTCGTGTTCACGGGGCAGCGGGTGATCGCCACTTCGCGCACGGTCGCTTTGCGCACCACTTTGGGGTTCGTCGCGTCGCGCTCTTCGATCTGGCCTTCGACGCTGAACCCGAGCCGGCGGTCGCTCTTTTGGAGCGCTTGGGCGATGTTCCAAAGGTTGTCGGAGCGTTGGTGCCCCTTGAGCAAGTAGCCTTCGACGTACCAGCCCTTTTCCCCATCGGGCAGCTCCCGAAGCTCACACTTGTCGGGGTAGCCGACCAGCGCATCGGTCGAATGGTCGTGGTTATCGTTGAACCAGCCGCCCTTCAGGAACGGGGTGAAATCCAAGCCCTCTTGGATCAATCGCTCACCCTGGCGGTCGATATCCCCGGTCGATACGATGCCCCCGATGCGACGCTCTTTCGATGGGTCCGCGCCGGCCTTTTCGAAGCACTCGACTGCGATATCGAACTTGAATGGTGTTGCCGTCAATTTCGCCCCCAGAACGCAAAAAAGGCGGTCAACCGTCGAAGGTTGAACCGCCTCTAATGGTCACGCCCCCGCGTGACCTAGGCCCCGATGATGATCTGACAGTATCCCCTAGGGTGTGTCAACTCTTGGGGATAGTGAAAACGCTCTTTCGCAGCTCAATTTTGCCCCGCGAAAGGATAACCGCGCGCTTGCATGCGGTGCAGTTGATCTCCACGTCGCCGCTCTTGTGCAACACGACGATCGTCGTTTTCGCCTTGTAACGCGCGCCAGAACTACTTTTGCGGAAAATCGGTCGGTCGCAATGGGGGCAGTGCAGATGCTTTGCGCTGTTCATTATCCCTTGAGCCGTCATGACCAGATTTTTCGGTACGCGCGGTGCGCAAAAGCGAACTGCCGGGGCCATCGAAGCATAAGCCGTTGGCGGTGGTACAGATAGTTCATCGTGACTTCGGCGGCGTTCTCAATAGGCTCGCGCTTCGCGTAGTCGCTCACGTACCCCTCTTCCTGGCTGATCGCATCGAGCTTGCGGTGCCATTCCTTGACCGCTTCGACGCTGCCGAGCTGCCCCATGAGATAGACGTTCAGCGAATGCCCGATCTCGTGCGGGAGCACGCGCGCGATGCGCTCCGCGGGGAGCGTCTGTGAGATCCTGATCTCGTTGCCGCTCCAATACGCGTAGTCGTGCTCTTCGAGCGGGTTCTGGGCGCGCGGGATATCGGTCGTAATGAACGTGATTCCCACGTTTCGGTCGAATATCTCCGGCGGGGTTTTGTCGAGCACCATCTGGATTTCCGCGACCACTTCGGGGTCTCCGACACGCACCACAATGCCCTTGTCGGGGCGGCTTTCCCCGTAGCTCAGAAGGGGCGCGGCGGGCTCCGCTTTTTTCAAGCCCGCGCGGGTCTTCTGCCACCGCTCGAAGTCACCCACGGGCATCATGACTTCGATGCTCTTGCGCCCGGCCGCGCGCGCCGCCGCGACGCGATGGTTCCCATTGGCGACGTAGGCTTTGCGCTGCCCCCGCCTATGGCTTCGCCCACTGTGCAGCGCGCGAATCGGGGGAGCCGCCGTTTTGAGCGCCGCGTACTCCGCGACCCGCTTCTTTTCGGCGTCAGAAGGCGTGTAGTCCCCGTCGTCGAAATGCGTGTTCAGCTCGCTTAGCGGCACGTTGACCAGCACGTGCGGTTCTGTGATCCGGGCTTCTGCGGCTTCCATGTTCTGCCCGGCTTGCTTGCCCCCGGCATTGGCGAGCCGTTCGATCGCGCGCGCTTCCGCGGCCGTCAGCGTTCCGTGCGCTTTGAGCGGCTTGGCCGCCTTCCATGGGATTTTGTGCTGTGCATCCGCCCACTTACCCCCTCTAGGCCCAATGTACGGGCCTGCTTTGCGCAGATCCCATTCGAGCCAGTCACTTCGCAGAAGCGCTTCAGGGAGCATGTCCCCGGTCTCGTCGAAGCCCCACCCTTCAGGGACGTGGATGAGATCGCAGCCGCACCACGGATGCACGGGGCCGACCGTGGCTTGCCAGTTGGCCGCTTTGCGCCCGACGTTGCTGCCGTTCTCTACCAACTCGCTGAGCTTGAAGATCCTGAGCCGGCCGTCGCGATGCTTGTGCAGCCGGATGCAATGCGGGCACGCGTCGGGGTTGGGCATCTTGGCGACGCGGATATCGTCGGGGTCGCCGTAGCGCTCCACGAGCCCCGTCACGATGCCTTCCTGCATGGCCTTGTGCTTTTCGGTGGCCGCGATGCGCTTGAAATCACGGGACCAGTCCCCGGTCTTGTGGCCCAAGTCGCTCGCGAGCTGTTGCACGGTCTCTTGGCGTTGGATGTTCTCTGTGACGGTCTCACGAATGACACCCTCGTATTTGCGGCGCAGATCCTTGTCCGCTTCGATGGCGATCGTACTGAAATCCGCTGCGACTTTATTCCCGAGCCCTTTGATCTCCGTGGCGGCGGAATGCTTGGCCCATTCGATGGCGTGCTTCTCGTTCGGACCGTTCGGCACCTTGGGCGCGTACGTGCGCACGAACTGCTCGTAGGTGATCCCGTACTTGCGCTTGCGGTCTTCGTACGTGCGTGAAGCGGCCAGCACG